ACCGGATGGCCGCGCCCGACAAAGTAGGTGGACCCCATTGGATGACCGCGCCCGTAAAAGAAAGTGGTCCCCACGCACGTGTTGCTGTCGGCCAGTCATATTCACGCGTGAAAGCCTAGATATTTGTTTTATGTCGTTATAGACTTCGTCGCGAAGTAGTGGAGCGTGTCAACATGTGGGATCCATTGTTGAATGAGTTCCCCGAGTCTGTGCACGGTTTTCGCTGTATGCTTGCTATTAAATATTTGCAGGCCTTGGAGGAAACCTACGAGCCCAATACTTTGGGCCACGATCTAGTCCGTGATCTCATCGGTGTGATCCGAGCCCGTGATTATGTCGAAGCGTCCCGCCGATATAATCATTTCCACTCCCGTCTCGAAGGTGCGTCGAAGGCTGAACTTCGACAGCCCGTTCAGCAGCCGTGCTGCTGTCCCCATTGTCCAAGGCACAAACAAGCGTCGATCATGGACGTTCCGGCCCATGTACCGAAAGCCCAGAATGTACAGAATGTTCAAAAGCCCTGATGTTCCGCGTGGCTGTGAAGGCCCATGTAAGGTTCAATCTTATGAACAGCGAGATGACGTTAAGCATACTGGCAGTGTTCGTTGTGTTAGTGATGTCACGCGTGGTTCGGGAATTACACATAGAGTAGGTAAAAGGTTCTGTATCAAGTCTATATATGTGTTAGGTAAGATATGGATGGATGAAAACATCAAGAAGCAGAACCATACAAACCAGGTCATGTTCTTCTTAGTCCGTGACAGAAGGCCCTATGGCAATAGCCCCATGGACTTTGGACAGGTTTTTAATATGTTTGATAATGAGCCCAGTACAGCCACTGTGAAGAACGATCTTAGGGATAGGTATCGAGTTATGCGGAAGTTTCATGCCACCGTTGTTGGGGGTCCTTCTGGAATGAAGGAGCAGGCTTTGGTGAGGAGATTTTTTAGGATAAATAATCATGTTGTGTATAATCACCAGGAGGCAGCTAAGTATGAGAATCATACAGAGAATGCGTTATTGTTGTATATGGCATGTACGCATGCCTCTAATCCAGTGTATGCTACGCTTAAAATACGCATCTATTTTTATGATGCAGTAACAAATTAATAAAGGTTGAATTTTATTGCATGTTGCTCCGTAACTTGGAGTGTGTTTAGTAATACATCGTACAGAACATGATCAACAGCTCTGAGTACAGTGTTAATGGAAATAACGCCTATCATATTTAAATACTTGAGCACTTGATATTTAAATACTCTTAAGAAAAGACCAGTCGGAGGCCGTAAGGTCGTCCAGACCTTGAAGTTGAGAAAACACTTGTGAATCCCCAATGCCTTCCTGATGTTGTGGTTGAACCGTATCTGGAGGGTGATGATGTCGTGGTTCATGTTCCCTGGCCGCTTGTCGTGGTTGGTGATGTCGAAATAGAGGGGATTTGTTATTTCCCAGGTAAAAACGCCATTCTTTGCTTGAGGCGCAGTGATGAGTTCCCCTGTGCGAGAATCCATGGTTGATGCAGTCGATATGGAGATAGAACGAGCAGCCGCATTCGAGGTCTACCCTCCTACGTCTGAGGGCCCTAGTCTTCGCGGTGCGGTGTTGGACTTTGATGGGCACTTGAGAACAATGGCTCGTGGAGGGTGATGAAGGTTGCATTCTTTAAAGCCCAGGCTTTAAGGGACTGGTTCTTTTCCTCGTCCAGAAACTCTTTATATGATGATGTCGGTCCTGGATTGCATAGGAAGATAGTGGGAATGCCGCCTTTAATTTGAATCGGCTTCCCGTACTTGGTATTGCTTTGCCAGTCCCTTTGGGCCCCCATGAATTCTTTGAAGTGCTTGAGGTAATGGGGGTCGACGTCATCAATGACGTTGTACCATGCGTCGTTGCTGTAAACCTTTGGACTGAGATCCAAATGTCCACATAAGTAGTTGTGTGGTCCCAGAGATCGGGCCCACATCGTCTTCCCTGTCCTACTATCGCCCTCGATGACGATACTACTCGGTCTCCATGGCCGCGCAGCGAAACCCATCACGTTCTCGGAAACCCAGTCTTCAAGTTCCTCAGGAACATGAGTGAAAGAAGAAGAAAGAAAGGGAGAAATATAAGGAATCGGAGGCTCCTGAAAAATCCTATCTAAATTGCTATTTAAATTATGAAACTGTAAAACAAAATCCTTTGGGGCTAGTTCCCGGATTACATTAAGAGCCTCTGTTTTACTTGCTGCGTTAAGAGCCTTGGCGTAAGCGTCATTGGCGGATTGTTGTCCGCCGCGAGCAGATCGTCCGTCGATCTGAAACTCGCCCCATTGGATGGTGTCTCCGTCCTTGTCCAAATAGGACTTGACGTCAGAACTGGATTTAGCTCCCTGAATGTTTGGATGGAAATGTGTTGACCTGGAAGGGGATATGAGGTCGAAGAATCGTTGGTTGGTACAATTGTACTTGCCCTCGAACTGAATGAGGGCATGCAAATGAGGTTCCCCATTTTCATGGAGTTCTCTGCAGATCTTGATGAACAATTTATTTGTTGGGGTTTGGAGTTGTCGGAGTTGATCTAATGCCGCTTCTTTCGAGAGAGTGCATTTCGGATACGTGAGGAAATAATTTTTGGCTTTTATGCTAAAACGACCAGCCCTCGGCATTTTCGCTGTCGTATAGCAATCGGGGGGCACTCAAAGTTCCTAGCAATCGGGGGAATGGGGGGCAATTTATATGATGCCCCCCAAATGGCATATGTGTAATTTTGTGATGAAATTTGAATTTCGAACGTGGAAAGCGGCCATCCGTCTAATATT